CTCAGGATTTTTCTGAGCCTATTTCCGACTAAAAGGGGTTTGCCCGTAACTTAGGCGGCATGAACGATTTACAATTCCAACGGTTTACAGAGCGCGTAGCCGAGTACAGCACGCGCAGCGACTTGACCAGCGGCGTAAAGTCATTGATACAAACGCTGGCCTGCGTAGAAATTGAGGAAGAACAATTGCAGGCGTACTGCAACGATAACGGGACTTGTTACCAGGTCATCGGCAAAAGCGGCGATACGTATAGCCGCGCCCGACCCGAATGGCAGCAGCTCAAAGAAGCGCGAATGCGTAAACAGGCTATGATCGCCACGCTGGAGCGGTTGGTAGGTACGACGACAGAAACGGAAGAAAGCGTTGACGAATACTTTGGGTGATTATTGGTTTGACGACGCTGCTGCGGATCGCGCGGTTGACTTTATCGAAAGGTTCTGCACGCACGTCAAAGGCGAGTTAGGCGGCAAGCCGTTCCTGCTGGAGCAGTGGCAAAAAGACGACATCATACGCCCGCTGTTTGGCTGGAAGAAAGCCGACGGCAGGCGCAAATACCGAACGTGCTATGTTGAGATACCTCGTAAAAATGGCAAGTCAAATCTTTCGGCGGCGATCGCGCTGTATATGTTATTTGCCGACGGCGAACCAGGCGCGGAAGTTATCAGCGCAGCAGGCGACCGTAACCAGGCAAACATCGTCTTTAGCATCGCCCAGGAAATGGTTCACAACAACAAGCACCTTGCAAGGCGCGCAAAAGTGTTGCGAAATCAGATTGAGTACAAAAGCAGCTTTTACAAATCCATCAGCGCAGAAGCCAGCACGAAGCACGGGTTCAATTGTCACGCCGTTATATTTGACGAACTCCACACACAACCCAATCGAGATTTGTGGGACGTTTTGGTGACGTCGACAGGCGCCAGGACGCAACCGCTGATTATCGCATTAACCACGGCAGGCCATGATCGTAATTCGATTTGTTTTGAAGTTCATGAGTACGCTCGCCAGGTTAAAGAAGGCAGCATTTTGGATGAAACTTTTTTACCAGTTTTATACGCTGCTGACGACAGCGATGACTGGACCCAAGAAAGTACGTGGCAAAAAGCAAATCCAGGATATGGCACAATCTGCACAAAGGCGTATTTCGAGCAGGAAAGCAAAAAAGCCGCGTCGGTCCCGTCGTACCTCAACACGTTCCTTCGACTGAATTTGAATATCTGGACGAGCGCAGAAACGGCGTGGATACCTGACGACGTTTTCATGTTGGGCGCCGACCCGATACCGTGGGACCGTTTACCGCATTTGCCTGCTTTTGGCGGCCTCGACCTTGCAAGTACGCAAGACCTTACGGCGTTCGCTTTGTTATTTCGTGATGACGATCATGATTGTTTTTACCTCATCGTTCACCAGTTCGTAAACCAGGAAAAAGCGCAAAGCAAGAAACTGAGCGCAGGCATCGACTATTTACGATTTGCGAAGGAAGGGCACATCACCGTGACGCCTGGAAACGTTACCGATTTTCGATACGTCAAGGATTACATAGTTGAGCAATGCGCCAAATACGATGTGCGGTCCATTGGTTATGATCCGAGATTCAGCACGTATATCGTCAGCGAGTTAATCCAGGACGATATTGAAATGCACCCAATGGCGCAGAACATCACGACGATGAACGGCCCTACCAAGGAATTTGAAATGCAAATGATGAAAGGCAATATCATTCACGGCGGCAACGAGGTACTGCGCTGGCAGATGGGATGCGCGGTAGTGTATACTGACGTCAATGAAAACAAGCGCGTGACGAAGGAAAAGCACGAAAGCAAGAAGGTTGACGGCGTAATTGCGTCGATAATAGCCATGAACGAGTACGGCCACTATAAAACCAACGGAGCGAGTGACACAATCTTCGACATAATTTCGCTTTCGTAAATTGCGACCAATATGGCAACACTCAAGGACAGATTGGGCGCGTTACTTCGCTATCGAGTTGGCAAGTACGACAGCCAAGCGATACCCAACGAGCTGGGTATATTTGGCCACACGGTAAGCGGCGCGAATATCAACGAAACCACGGCGCTCACCATTTCCACCGTCTACGCTTGCACGTACAAAATCGCATCTACGGTTGCCAGCTTAGGCCTTGAAGTGTACGAAAAGAGCGGCAGGGAGATACAGCCCGCCAACGTTCACCCAGCTTACGACGTTATCAAATACCGCCCGAACGAATATCAAACGGCTTACGAATTTTGGGAAACCATTGTAAGCATGGCCGTTCTGCACGGGTGCGGTTATGCGCTAATTGAGCGCGATAATCGCGGTTATGTCACCAACCTGATTGGCCTCGATTACTATGACGTAGATCGTAAGTTCGTCAATGGTCAACCCGTCTTTAGCGTGAAGAATGTGGGCATGGTTCAGGCTGAAAATATGCTTGAAATCTGCAATTTGCAGCGCAAAAGCCCGATCCGTTTGCACCGTGAAAACCTTGGTTTAGCGAAAGCAGCAGAGGAATTTGGGGCGGAATATTTTGGAAGCGGCGGCCAAATGACGGGCATTTTATCCAGCGACCAGCCGCTGAAAAAGGAGCAAATGGACATAATCCAAGGCAGTTGGAACAGCGCGGCGCGTCAAGCGGGCACCAAGCTGCTGCCGTTTGGGTTCAAATATTCGCGCATTTCCATCAGCCCCGACGAAGCGCAATTCATCGAAACGCGCAAGTTTCAAGCGGAAGAAATTTGCCGCATTTTTAGCGTACCGCCGACGCTGGTGCAACTGGAATCGCAGACGACTTACAACAACGTCGAGCAACAAAACCTGCAATTTGCACGGCACACGATTTCACCGTGGGCCAAACGCATTGAACAAGAGATTGACAGGAAGCTGATTCAATCACGCGAGCGGCCACAGATTTACAGCAAATTTTTGCTGAATGATTTGTACCGCGGCGATATGCAAAGTCGTGCGAGTTTTTACACGCAGATGCTTCAAAACGGCGTTTTAAATATTAACGAAGTCCGAGAACGGGAGGACCTGAACCCCACCGACGGCGGCGATACGCACGTAGTGCAGGTCAACCAAATCGCGCTCGACAGGTTGGGCGCTTATTCGGACAAACTAACAGAAAGTAATGGAACAGAATGACGACAAGCGCATTGAAGAACTGCGCAGCCAATACGGCGAAAACGTAGAACTGCGCACGGCAGAAGTCCGCGCAGCAGGTGATGATACGTTGGTAGTTGAGGGCTACGCCAGCAACTTCGATGTAGAGTACGACTTAGGATATTTCAAAGAATCCGTATCGCGCGGCGCCTTTGATGAGGTATTAAACGATGACGTGCGGTTTTTGCTGAATCATACGGGCGCGCCATTGGCACGAACCACGAACGGCACACTGGAATTGAGCGTTGACGAAACGGGCCTAAAGTACCGTGCGGCTTTGGCCGACACGCAGGACGGGCGCGACCTTTATAAGCTCATTAAGCGCGGCGATATTACGCAAAGTTCGTTTGCGTTTACCATTGACAAAGACGAATGGAGCGAGGACCGCAGCACAAGGACGATCACCAAAATTGGCCGATTGTTGGACACGTCAGCCGTGACGTATCCAGCATCACCAAGTACGACAGTAGCAGCGCGAAACATGGCAGCGGCGGCGCAGGAAGCGGCGGCATTGAATGACGAACAGGAAACGCAGGAACCCGTGCAGGAAGAACGCGCAGAGCCTGAAACTATAAAAACCGAAGCGCGTAACTTTACGCAGAAATCAGAGAACAATTTTTCAAATATGACACTTAACGACCTTAAAGGCCAACGATCCGCGTATTACGAGGAGTTCGTAGGCATCGGACAAAAAGCGGATTCAGAGGGCCGCTCATTGACAGAAGCAGAGCAGGAGCGATGCGACAAGCTTGACAACATGATTGGCGACTTGGATGTAAAGATTAAGCACAAGACGCGAGAGCAGGAAATGGTTGCACGCATGGCGCAGAGCGGAAACGTTTCAAACGCCGAGCAGCGCGAAGTTGAGCGCGTTCACGGCGCGTTTTCAATCAGCCGAGCCGTAGCACAAATTGCGAACGGTCGCAGCTTGGAAGGTGCTGAGGCTGAGTGGGCGCAGGAAGCTGCGAAAGAGGCGCGTTCACAAGGCTTGCAAATGACTGGTCAGATCGCTATTCCTTCAATCGCTTTGCGTGCTTTGGGTGACGCTGACGAACACTCAGCGACTACGGGTTCAGGTGCTGGAGCGGTTGCAACTGTTGTACCCGCTGCTATCGAAGCTTTGCGAGCGCCAACCGTAATCGAAAGTTTGGGAGCTACTGTAATTCGTAACGCTGCTGGCAACTTGCAATTCCCACGAATCGCAACGAAGGCAAGCGGAACGGGTGAAGGTGAAGCCGATCCAAATGCTGCATCAGGTTTGTTGATGGATACCGTCAGCATGACGCCTGAGCGTGTATCTGCAAAGACCACGTACACAAAACAACTCATCCTCCAGGGAGGTGTGGGCATAGATACGCTCATCGCGAACGACTTGAGCGCAGCGATGAACGCATACATCGACGACCGAGCGTTTGACGTGATTTTGGCCGATACCGATGTAGACGACCAATCGACTGCTGGAGCAAACACCGACATGACTTCTGCTTTGGCAGTAGCTATGGAGGCGGCTGTTTTGGCTGCTGGTGGAAACCTTGGCGGTGCTGCTTACGCTATGTCGCCTGAAGCGTTCAAATTGGCTAAGAACGTAGCGCAAGTTTCAAGCGTTTCTGCTTTGTACGACTTGGCGTCTAACACGTTCAACGGATACCGAGCAGTTGCCACTCCTTACTTGGTAAATGCTGCTGGACCATTGGGACAAATGGTTTTCGGTAACTTCCAACAAGGCCTTATCTTGGCTTACTTCGGTGGCCTTGATTTGTTGGTTGACCCATACAGCGCAGCGGGCAACGCGCAAATCACTTTGCACGTAAATCGTTTCTTCGACGTTGCTGTACGTCAGCCAGGCGCATTGAGCATCTGCACGGACATCGAAGCTGCATAATTAGTAGCGTGATAATTTGGGAAAGGGGCGGCTGCGGTCGCCTCTTTTTTTTGTCCTTATTTTTACGACATGATGACCGTGGAAATAACAGGCACACCGACGCTCGACAGCGTTATTACGGTTGCCGATTTAAAGAGCCATTTGCGTGTTGACCACAGCGACGAGGACACGCTAATTGAAGCTTTGCGAGATACCGCCATTGCGTGGATCGAGGACTATTGCAATACGCGCCTGGGCGACGTTACGGCAGTAGGTTACCTGGACTTCTTTTATAACGCGCGGTTCCCAGTTGGTCCCGTCAATTCGATTACGTCCGTAACGTATACCGACACCAGCAACACCACGCAAACGCTAGACGCTGCAAAGTATTGGTACGACATTAAAACCAAGTCCGCACGAATCACGTTTGACAACGCGCCCGATTTGTACGACGACACATTCCACGCGGTGCAAATCAACATGAACCTGGGCTATGCAGAAGCCGACGTACCGCAGCCGATACTGCACGCTATTCGTTTGTTGGTTGGGCATTTGTACGAAAACCGTCAGCAGGTAATTTCGGGCGGCAACGTTATTCGTGAGCTGCCGTTAGGTATTCATTCGCTTGTTTCACCGTACCGCAATATATTGGCCGTATGAGGTTTGGAAGCATGGACCGCCGTATCGCTATACAGCGCGCTACGTTGACCGTGAACGCATACGGTGAGCGTGCCGAATCGTGGGCTACCATTGCGACGGTTTGGGCGCAAATCCAGTACAAAGTTGGAGGCGGCGAAAGTATCCAGAGCGACCAGGTTATGAGTAAGCAGCCCATCCATTTTATTATTCGATACAGCAGCGACGTGAGTGACCTAAAGCCCAGCGACCGCGTAAGCTACAACAGTAATACATATCAGATTGAAACCATCCAGGAAATCGGACGGCAGGAAGGTTTGCGAATTGTAACCACTTTACGCGGCGAGTGATGCAAAGTTTCGAGCAGCAATTACGAAAGATTGAAAAGCGGCTGGATCGCGCGGCTGGATTTGGCGAAATCAACAAAAAGGAATTTCGCCGAGCCAATCGAAACGCGGGCAGAGAAATTATAGTTGCAACGCGCAGCAATTTGAAGCCTTACAAAGAAGATATAACCATTCATTTTGAGGACCGCGACAACATCGTAGTAAAGCGCGATCAGCTACGCAAATCAATTGGCGTATGGTTTCCAAAAAGTTCGAATACAGCGTTTATAGGACCAAGGGCAAACACAGCAGGCAAAAGACCACTAAAACGCAAAGTGCGCGATAACGCTGATGGCTGGTTTGCTCACATAGTCGACATGGGTGCCCGTCCAGCTACGATGCGCAAAGGCGGAAAGAAAGGCGGTAAAGGCGTCATTATGAACACGCCGATGAAGGGTAAAGTTTCACAAGGATTAATGCAAGGCCAACCAAGTGCGCGAAGAAAGCAAGTTGAATTGTACCGTAAGGAATTTGAAAGATTTATGCGATGATTGTAGGAAAAGCGATATACCACTTATTGACGAATGCAACTGCAATAACCGACATCGTTGGCACACGGATTTATCCAGAAGTTGCCCAACAAGACGGCGACTTGCCTTATATCGTTTACAACATAACGAACAACGAACCGAGTGACACGAAGCCAGAGCCTTCGAAACTGGACACGGCGGGCATAGAGGTCAATTGTTACGCGACCAGTTACAGCCAGGCCATTGATATTGCCGTAGCCGTTCGCGGCGCTTTGGATCGCGTCAAAGGCACGTATAACGGCGTCAACGTCCAAAGCATCCAGTATATTAACGAAATTATCGATTTTGACGAACCGCAACGGGCGTACAACATAAGCGCGGATTACGAAGTACGCATAAGCCGCACGGATTTTGAAATTGCCCAGGGTTCGCCAGTGACGGGCACGCAGCTTGGTCAATTGTCCGATGTCAACGTTTCCAGTTTAGCGGAAGGGCAAATCTTGAAATATGACGAGAGTGAATCGGAATGGGTCAACGCTTCGTTGCCGATTTTAACTACGGGTTCACTGACACAATCCGAGTTGAGTGGTTACACTATCTTGAGCATATCGTCAAATCCTACTTTTCAAAATATATTATCCAGCGGTGACGTAACGGTCAGCGGCGATATCTTCTTAGCAGGCGCTTCGACAAAGTTAATTCGGCCTTTGGACGTAGGGCAAGCCGCTGGACCGCTTACGATTCAAAGCAACGGCGACTTGGTAATTGAGCTGGACCAAGATAACAATGAACCGTACAAGGCTTTCATAGTAAAGAACGGCGGCGACGCTGAGGTATTCAAGGTAGACGAGGAAGGCAACGTAACGGTAAATCAAGAATACGTTTTACCATCGTCTGACGGCGGTACGGATTATTTTCTCAAAACTGACGGCAGCGGGCAGCTGTATTTTGCCACGCTGTACGGCACGAGCGGCAATACTGGAGGATCGCCACCGCCTGCGATTGATACGCTGGTGGAGTTGCTCGATACGGATATTTCCAATTTACAGGATAATCAAATCATACGCTACGACACGGCAAGCGGCAAATGGTTGAACGAAGATTTTCAGGCGTTGCCTGCTGGAGGGACCACGGGTCAGGCGCTTGTAAAGGCGAGCGGTACGGATTATGATGTTCAGTGGGCTGACATTGCGATTGATGTGCAGTACCATCAGCGGTACGATACGGAAGCGGGCACATTACGTTCAGGCGCTACGGAAACGGTCGAGCTGTACTATACGGCGCAGGCAGACGGCGACGGTTTAAGCGAATCGGCATCGAGCGACACGCCAAGCGCGGGTAATGTGATTCGGCGAAAGTTGTGGTACGCTGAGAAGGCGCAGGCCGATCCCGACACCAGCGGCGACTGGGCGCAGTTTGCAGACATTGCCGACGATACGGCGTACGCTACGGCAAAGGCGACGCTGTTGGCATATTTAAAAGAACGCACGGGCGGGACAGTTCCGATAAGCCTTAAAATGACGTGGGAGGATACTGCAGCCACCAGTTACTTGCTCGACGATTACAGCGGCGCAGCGGCGGCTTATTCTTTGCGTTTATTATCTAGCACCTATACAGGCGACGCTATCAACGTATGGAACGGCACGAGTTACGCAGACATCGGGTTTGACGGAAGCGGTGAACTTGACACGACGGCCTTGGCTGCTCACTGCGGTTCGAATGATGGGTTCATTCGTTACTGGTACGACCAATCAGGAAACAGCAACGACGCGGCGCAAACGGCCACGGGTTCAATGCCGAAGATTTACGACGGGACTACGGGCGTTACGCTCAACAGCAACTCAAAACCAGCCGTTTATTTTCAAGACAATGTGAGCAACAAAATGAATGTGCCAACAGGCTATGCTTCAGACCCTTATTTCATTACTGCGGTAAGTGAAGTGCCAACGGGCGTAACAGATGGCAGGTCGGATATTTACAGCAATGGAAGCGGCGGAAACATTCCTAATGGTATTCGTTTGGTTAATTGGGAAAATAACATTGTAGGGTTATGGAATGGAGATGGAAGTAGTATGGACCAAAATAATAAAACAGAAACGGCTACGCTTGACACCACTATTTTGATAACGGGCTACAATGTCAGCGGTAATATGTACATTTTTAGAGATGGTGTGGCGGGAAGCAACAACCCTGTTTCAACTTCAATAAGCACCACACAAACGTCAGGATTTATTCACGGCAACAGGGACACGCGTCCAAACTACATCGCGGAAATAATTATTTACGACAGCGACCAATCTAGCAACCGCAGCGGCATAGAATCCAACATCGCAACTTATCACGGCATCACGATATGAATGGTTTTATCATAGTTCTACCAACCGCCACGCAGACAAGCGAAGCACGGGCAAAGCAAATAACGCGAGAACTCTACAACATCTCGCGTCCCGTTCTCATTCAGGCAGAAGGCGAAAAGGCGTCAACCGTCTTTGGAATCGTTACGCACCCCGACGGAATCCAAAACGCTTTGCAAGTGGATACCGATTACCTCATCCACGTTCACGAAGCGGCGACGCTCGAAAAGCTGACGGCTTGCTTTCCTGAACTCACCAATGACGAGCGGTACCAACTCAGCGCATACGTGCAGACGAATCACCGTTTTCCGTTTGGTCACATCATTCCAAGCACGACGACCGTGCGCGATTACGACTATATGAAAGCAGCGGGCTGGTTTACCGATGAAGAAATCTGATGGCAAAGAAGCAGGCAGAACACAAAAAGGTGGAACGGTTTGTATCGCGGCCCAACGTCCACGCTAAAACCAAAACAAGCAAGCTGAAAAGGTCGAAGAATTACAAGAAACCGTACAAAGGTCAAGGACGATGAAAGTGGTAAAAGTTTTTGCGTTGCTGGCCTTGGCGCTTGTAGCCGTGCCGATAGGGTTTGTGTACGGCATCGTGGTCGCCATCGTTCACGTCATCACGTACCCACGGACGGCAGGGCGCGAGCTGTACGAAGCCTTTCGACAACTCAGCAAAATCGTAAGCGTCATGGCGGCGGAAATGCTTAACGCGGTCCTGATCCACAAAAGCGGCATCGCCTTTGGAACGCATACCGTAAGCGCGACGCTGGGCGCCAACTACCGAGAAAGCACGCTGAAGCCGCTGGGCGAATGGTTACGCGCTACGCTTGACAGTATCGAAGCAAGGCACTGCACGACGGCAGCAGAACGCGCGGGTATTTAATAAATCAGAAATTGACTAAATTGCAGCCATGAAGGTTACAATCCAAAAAGCGTGCAAGCTACACGGGAACAACTGGAAGAAAGGCGACACGCCAACAGTTACCACCGCTTTTGCTGAAGAGCTGAAGAAAAAAGGCTATTTAGACGCGCCAAAGAAAAAGACCGAAGACGAATCTAACGACATAACAGAAGAATAAAATGGCCATTTTTAACGGTACAGAATTAGGCGTATATATCGACAGCACGTTGATTGCAGCCGCCACCGATTGCTCATTATCCTTGAGCATGGAAACCATCGACATCACAACCAAAGACAGCGCGGGATGGCGTGAACTTTTGGCCGGCACGCGTTCCGGTTCAATCAGCTGCAGCGGTTTGATTGATTACACCGATGCGGACAGCAACAAAGACACAACCGATTTGTTTGCGGCATTTGAAAACCGCACGGCTTTGTCTTTGACGTTTGAAAAGGCAAACGAAGTGACGGGTGATTTGTCATTTGCTTGCACGGGTTTCTTGACCAGCTTGGAGCAGTCAGGCGGCACCGAGGACACAGCGACGTACAGCGCCACGTTTGAAATTAGCGGAGTAATTACCGACACACCAGCTTCATGATAGAAGTAAACGGCACGGATTATCCAGTGCGCTATTCTATGAAGGCGCTGAAAAAGTTTGAACGCAAAGCCAAGGTCAACGTGTTCAGCTTATCGGACCCGTCGAAACTAAGCGCCGAAGCGTGCGCGTACCTTTGTTTCGTAGGCGTCGAATGCGGCTGCGAATTCGAAGGCGTGGAGTTTACGATGGAGCTTGCAGAATTTGAGGAGCATATTACGCTGGCTCACGTCACGCAGTGCTTCGATGTTCTCGGCGAGTACAGCGACCAAAAAAAAAGATAGAGGGCACGGACGAGCCGGTAGGCTGGGCCGAAATAATACGGATGGGGATGGGCGTACTGCGTCTATCCCCTTCTGCGTTTTGGTCAATGACCTTCGCAGAAATAAGCCTTGCACTCGACGGCAATAGAGAGGTGGAAGAATACCGCGAGCGTGCCGAGTGGGAGCGCGTGCGGTGGCTCGGTGCTATGATGTTCCAACCGCACCTAAAAAAAGGCCGTAAATTAGCCCCAAAGGATTTGATGCAGTTTCCATGGGAGCGGCCTGAGAAGAACCGGCACAACCTTACAAAAGAGGAATTAAAGCAGCGAATTTTAGAGCGTGACCAATGGCGAAACTAAATGACTTAATTGTAACGATAGGCGCACAAACGCGGCAATTCGATAAGGCATTAGGCCAGTCGATGCGGAAGATGCAGAACTTTGGCAAAAGCACCAAGCAGCTTGGTCAAAGCATGACGCGCTCGCTTACGATGCCAATCGCTGCGCTGGGTGCCGCTGCTATTAAATCGGCGGCGGACCTCGAAACGATGGAAACCAGTTTCATCAGCTTGACGGGAGGCGCGAAGCAGGCGGCCGATATGATGCGCAACCTGAACGACTTTACTGCAAAGACGCCTTTTCAAATCGAAGCCGTAGCGAAATCAGCGCGGCAACTTATCGCATCGGGTTCGGGCATTGATGAGGTAAACACTCAACTGCAATTC